TCTTGACCGGCGGCGATGGCGGCGTCCACTTGCGCGGTCGATTCGGCGGTCGCGGCGCCAGTGGCGCGGATCACTCCTTCGAGCTTCGCTTGCTCCGCGGCGTCACTGGCCGCGGCATCGGCCATGCCCTTGATCGCCAGGGCGGCGCCCACGCCGGCGGTCGCGACGCCGGCGATGGCCAGGGCGCCGGTCCCGAGCCCGCCGGCGAATCCGCCGACCTTGCTCTTCGACGTGTCGAGCGCTTTGTCCAGGTTCGACGTGTCGCCCTTGATCTCTACGACGAGCCCGAGCGCCATCGATCAGCGCCCCGAGCGCGCGGCGAGCTCGCGCGAGCGGCGGTCGTACGCGTCGGCTTGCGCCAGCGTCAGCTCCCCGGCCACGGCCGGCGTGAGCCCGGTTGCGATCGCGGCGGCGACCGATGCTTCGGCTTCGGCTTCGGCGATCGCGTCGGCGGCGTCCAGGTCGAAGGTCACGCGCCATGTCTGCGCGTCGGCCCAGCTCAGCGCCGGATCGCGGCGCCGTTCGAGCATGAGCGCCCACGCATAGAGCAGCTCCGCGGCGAGCTCAAGGTCGCGGGGATCCCCGGCCGGATCATTGAGCGTGCGGAGGAGCCGCTCCGTATCCTCGCGCCGCACGCCGGCGATCGCCGATGCTCGCGCAATTTCGAGAATGGTGAGCGACCGCACGCCGGCCAGGGTGAGCGTCACCGGGCGGGGCTCAGAGTGTCCGGAATCCACGCCGTTTTCCTCTTCCGGTGATTCCCGCGTCGTACTCGGCGAGTATCGCGTCGGACTGCTCGGCGATCGTGTCGGCGACCATGCGCGCGCCGGCCATGCCGCGGCCAGGGACGCCGTACTCGACAGGGCCGGCGTACGGGACGCCGGACACGACGCCGGCGGCGATCTTCGACGCGCTCGAGCGCCACGACGCGGCCAGGGCGCCCGTCGCGCGCGGTGAGCGCCGGGATGCGCCAGGCACGATCAGCTCGGCCACGCGCCGATTCGTCTCGGTCAGGTCCTCCACGTCGCGCCCCAGCGCATCGAACGCGGCGCGGAGCTCACGGTCGCCGGTGACACTCACCTTGTCGGCCACGCGTCAGGCCGCCGCCGCTTCGGCGCCCTCATGCTCGGCTCGCGCGCCGGCGCTCATGCCGGCCGGGAATGCGGCCACGATGAGCTCCGGCTTGCTCGTACAGGGGAGCGTCACGTCGAGCTCGGCGAACGTGTCGGCTTCGCCGCCGTACGTCGGGCCGATGAGCCGAATTTCGCCCATCATGCCAGGCGCGGTATCGGATGGCGCATCGGCGCCGGCCACGTCCGCGCCGTGAGCCTGATAGCGGAATTCCGCGCTCTCGCCCTCATGCTCCCAGAGCACGCGCGCGAGCCCCGACGCGGACCAGTCTTGCGCCGCGGTGATGTGGAGCGCGTACGAGCTGCGGCCAGGCTGCGAGAAGGAGCCATCCGGACAGAGCGTTTGATAGGTCACAACGTCGCCGGGCTCGACGGCCACTTCGACGGTATGCACGTCGCAATTCACTTCGAGCGCCGGATCGGCGCCGATCGTGAGCGTGAGCGACACATCGCGCATGAAAAGGGGATTGCCGGCCATCGTGCCTATACCTCCGAATGCATGAGCACGACGCCGGTCGCGGCCGGGTGTGCGACGTTGCCTAGGGTTAGATCATGCGGCGCGCCCCAGGGCGGGAGCGACACGCCGCGTAGTGACAGGAGCGCCGCGTCGGTCGCGTCGATCATGTCGGCGAGCTCGTCATAGGCGGCCTCAGTGTCGGCCGGCCGCGCGATCGCGGTCAGTTTCCACCGGACGATCACGCGCGGGCTCACCGTGGCGCGATCGATCCACGGCTCGGCCGGCTCGAGCAGGATGCACGGCGCCGCGAACCGCCCGCCGAACGCGGTCCGGATACCCGATCCGGTGAGCGCGTCGGCCAGGCGGTCGCGTGCATCCTTGAGCCGGCTCATGCGATCCCGATCGTCGCGTATCTCGCGATGATCGGCGCCACGCCATCGAGATAGTCGCGAGCGACGCGGATCGCGGCGCCCTCCAGGTCCACGTATCCGGTGAGCCCGTACACGGCCTCACGTCGCTTGTAGGCTTCGGCGCCGGCGACAGTGGCGGCGAATGTGAGCTCCGGATAGTCGGCCGGATCGAGCCCGACGGGCGGATCGATCGGCGGCGACACGTAGAGCACGCCGCGGAGCCGGAGGTCGATCCCATCCGACACGGCCGCCGCGCACGCCGCCGCCCAGGCCGCCGAATCAGCGTCCGCCGCGCCCGGCGCGATGCCAACCGCGGCGAGTACCGCGTCGCCGTCAATCCATTGCGTCACGCGCTCAGCTCGCCTTGCGGCCCTTTCCTTCGGCTGCGAACGGGATCACGATCCCTGTCGCCTTGACGAGCCCGGCCGGGATGAAAATCCCGGTTGCGCCCATTGACCAGTAAGCCCGATTCTGGCCCAGCTTCGCGACATCTTCCGCGGTCGCCACGAACGGCCCATCCTCATGCCACTGCGCGGCGCGCGGATTCGTGAAGATCGCCGAGCCTGCTGGCAGGAAGGGCGCTTCGGTCACTTCGAGCCCGGACACGTTCACGCGGAGCGAGCTGGCGTCGGCGGTGCCGGCCACGTTTGAGGTCCCGTACGGCGCCGGCGTGAGACTGGCGCCCATGGCGCCGAACACATCGGACGCGGCCAGGACTGCGGTCGCCGGCGCGCCGGTCGCGGCTCGGACTTTCGCCGATGCTGCGAAAAACGTCTCGCGGATGTCGGCATCGGTGCCGATGGCGCCGGTGATCGTCCCTGTCGCGCCGGCGTTCAGGTCCGTCTCGAATTCCTTTTCCGTGGTGAGCGCCCATCCCGAGAGCATGATCCGGCCGTACGCTTCGAGATACGCCGGGGAGCTGCGGCGGATGAGCTGATAGCTCACATCCGAGCCGCCGGCGAACGTCTCGATCGCCGATGAGCCGTCGAGCAGATTCACGACAACCGATGTGATATCGGTCTTTTCCGCGGTCTGCTTGCCGACAAGGGCCGACAGGTCGCCGGCGAAATACGGCCAGTGGAGCGACATCCCCGACGCCCCCAGGTCCGCCGGCCCGCCGAGCGCTTCGATCGCGCCGCGGTTCGTCTCAATGACGCCCTTGACATCGGTCACGAATGACGGCGCCATCACGCCCGGATTCGCCGATGTCTTTTGATCGGCCAGCGCCCGCGCCAGGAGCACGGCCGCGTCGGGATCGCCGGCGGCATCCTTGAGGTACGCGCCGAAGGTTGACCAGCGCGCCATGAGGTGCGGCCCACTGCGGCGGCCGGCGCCGGCTTCGAGCGTCGCCATCCGCGCGATCAGGTCCGATCGGAGCTCATCGATCCGGCCCGCCATGTCCGGCGAGCTGGCGGCGACGCGCACGCCGGCGTCGGATTCGGGTGTCGTCTCGGCCACCGGAGCGGCCAGGTCGTCGGTCATCGGTTGTCCATCCTTACTACGTACTGCGAGAACTTCCGCGCCGGCGTACGCGCCGCGCTCGACAATGCCCACGCGTACGAGCTGTGCGCGCGTTCGGACTGTCACGCCGCCATCGGCGGCGCGCTCATCAATCGGACTGAATACGGCCGACGCGCCGCGATACACGCGATCGCGCGTCAGCTCGAGCAGCTCGTCGCCGGCCGCGGTGCGCGAGACGAGGAAGGTCCCGTATTGACCGTCCTCGCGATCCTCCAGGGCGGTCGCGCGGCCGGCCAGGCGAACGCCGTCGGCGGCGCCGTGCGGGCCGATCGCTTCGAGCGTCACCGATTCGGGATCAGTGTCGGCGAACGCGCCACGCGCGAACATTTCGCGCCCGTCGGGTGTCTCGCCGATCACGTCCCATGGGACGATCCGGACATCGATCAGCCGCTCGGATTCGGAGCGCGCCATGATCGGCGCGTCGTAGGTTGCGGTTCGCAGTGTCATGCGGGACGGCCCTCCGGTACGGCCGGCGGCGCCGGTGTCGGCGCCAGCGCCGGCGGGATGTCGGGAGCGGCGTCGCGCTGCCATCCCTCCCATCGGTCTATCTGCTCGTTTGTCAGGAATCCGGCGCGGAGCCCCGTCTCATATGCGGTCCACCGGGCGGCAGTGTTGAGCCGCTCAATCTCAGCCGTTGAGAAGCGCGCCGTCTGCGTCCCAGGCAGGAGGTCGCTCAATGATTCCTCCGTCGGCGCGAGGTAGAGCGGTTGCACCGTGACGCGTAGGAAGGTCATCAGCGCTTCGGCGATGTTTTGATAGGTGAGCGACGAGCCGCCCACTTCGGCCAGGAGAAGCTCCGGCGGGAATATGCCCAGGCCGCGCGCCACTTCGAGCGCGCCCCACTTGCGCGTCTCAAGGAGCTGCGAGCTGCCCGGATCGGCGCCCGGCTCGGTGAGGTCCCATCCCTTCGGGAGCACGGCCGGCGAATGATCGCGGTGATTCTCGATCCATTTCGTTTTCACCGCGGCGCTGGTCACGTCATCGAGCGTCCCGTCGTACTTGAGGACGACGCTCGGCACGGCGCCATTCTCGAACCATGCGCCGGCGTACAGCTCCGCGGCGAGCACGCGATCGAGCGACGCGGCGATCATGTCGAGCGGGGAGCGCCCCAGGAGCTCGCCGGCGGCGCGGTTGATCGCCACGTGCAGCACGTCGCGGCCCGGTTGCAGATCGCGGCCGGCCCAGTGGTAGCGCCGCGAGAGCCGGGATTCGTCGGCCCACGATACGTGTACCTCATCGAACGGGAGCACGATCGATACATCGGGGCGCCCGGCCGCGTTTCGGCCGCTCTGCGGCTGCCACAGGTACGCGTTTCCGTGATCGAACACGGAGCCGACGAGCTGCGCGAGGTACTCGCCGCGCGTGATTTCGGGCGCCGGCCGCACCAGGACGCGCGGTTGCTCCTTCGTCGGGAGCGGGTAGCCGTTAGCCCAGGCGACCGGCTCGAGCATGCTGGCGAGCGACACGATCAGCTCGCGAGCTCGAGCGACGGCCGGAATCGCCATATAGTCCGCGGCGCCGAGCCGCTTGTCGATCGCGTAGGTGATCTGCCCGGCGAGGTCGGATTCCGACGGCGGCCCGATGAGCCATTGCCCGAGCCGATCGAAGATACCCGCCACGTCGGGAGCATAGTCGCTCGCGCAACATTTGTAGACGGTGCGTGCGCGCACCGTCGTATGACAAAGCGGCCGAATTCACGCTCCCGCGTCAGCTGCTTTCCGTATGACATCGCGCGGGCGGTTTGCGGCGCCGCTCGCCAGGGTCGTATGCGTGGACCCGGTATATCGCGCCGTAGACTTTCACGAGCCGGCGACCGTCCGGGTCGCGCTCCACGTCCCTGCCCTCGTTCGACGAGCGCGCGTGTACCGGGTGATTCTCCACGCCGTAGCAGATGAGACACTTCCGGCCGGCCACATCGCTCAGAATATTTCGGGCTGCGGCGGCGCCGCTTCGGGCGCCAGGGCGCCCCACGCCGCCCACGCCGCCGCGCGGAGCCCATCGATCGGGCCGGCGGATTCGCGAATCGAAAAGTACCAACCGCCCGACGCGAGCGGCGCCGATGGCCGCGCCCGTCGCGCTTGCGCGCCGAGTAGCGGGTCGTCGGCATGCAACAGCCGGCCGCCGATGAGCTCGGAGCGGAAGAGCTCCGACGCGGCGCGCAGCTCCGACGGCCCCAGCGCGGTGCTCGGAATATCGCTCTGCGCGGCCCACGCTTCGACGTGGCGGGCGGTAGCGCCGGATCGGGAATACACGACGCTCCCCGGCCCCCAGGCCCGCGCCGCGGCGCTCAGCGCGTCCAGGAGCTCGCTCGGCGCCACCGTCGCGCCCGGTGCGGCCGCGAGGTCCGCGGCGATGCCGACGAATGTCGGAGCATCGGTGCGCGCGATCGCGACGGCCACGCTGGCCCGAATCCATGACGGATCAGCTTCGACGGCGAGCACGATCCGCTCGCCGCGATCGAGCGGCGGCGGTCCCACGGCGCGTGTCCATATGCCGGCGGGGAGCCATTCGTCGGCGGCGTCGGACCATAGATTGAGCCGCTCCTGTCGGAAGGTCGCCGGCGTGAGCGCGGCCAGCTCGTCGCGCACCGATGCGGCGTCGATCCTCCCTTCGGCCATGGCCGGCGATGCTTTGGCCCAGGCGCGCGGATCGTCGGGAGCGTCCGTCTCGTCGGCGGCGTACCAGCTCATGCCGAACCCTTCGGCCGGCTCGGCGCCATCGATCACGCGCCGGCCGCGCTCCCATAGCCGCCGGAGCAGGATCGAGCGCTCGTCGCCGGCGGTCGATATCTCGAAGAGCAGGGGATCGGGGCGGGCGGTCATTGTCGGCTTGAGCCCGGCGTACGTGTCCTCATCCCGCTGCGTGCGAACCTCATCGAAGATTCCGAGGTCGATCGAGTAGCCGCGGATCGCATCGCGCGCATCGCGGCTGGCGACGTGGTACTCGCGCGCCCATCCGGCCACCGCCGAACGGATGCCCAGATAGCGCGTGAGCGCGAGCCCGCCGCGGCGCTCATGCCCGAGCCGGCGTTGCAGTGGCGCGAGGTCGGCCATGACGGCGGCGTACGGGATGCGAGCTTGAGCGCGGGTGTGCGCGAGCCCGTAGATCAGCGTCCAGGCGGGACCGGCCGGCGTCGTGAGCGCCCATCCGATCAGCGCCCGCACAATCGCCGTTTTCCCGTTTTGGCGGGCGGTGCTCACAAGGTACTCGCGGTGTACGAGCCGGCCGCCGGCGTCCACGGCCAGCGCCCGCGCCAGCGCTCGAGCCTGCCATCGATCGAGCGTGATTCCCAGCTCACGCGATGCGAACGCGGCGACCAGTGGGCCCCAGGAGCCCGCCGCGGCTTTCGGGAGCGGCGTCTCCCAGCGCGGCGCCGGCACGCGGCGCCGTGTCATTTCACCGCCCGCGCGCCGTGCTCAGCGTGAGCGTGAGCCCTTCGGCGCCGAAACGACGCGCTGTAACGGTCAGGAAGGGCCCCGAAAGGTCGCCGGCCATACCAGGACACTCCGGCGGCGCCGGCGACGGCGGGATCACCCGAGCCGCGCCTTGTCGCGGCGCGTGAGCTTCGGTGCGCGGCCGCGCGTGGCGTCGGGCGGCGTGGCGTCGTACGGCCGCGGCGGCGGATCGGTGTCGCCGCCCAGCTCGCGCGCCAGCTTGAGCGCGAGGTCCCAGAGCTTGAGCCGATGCGAGAGGGCCGGCTTCGCGCTCGGCACCAGGCCGAGCCCTTCGGGATCGGTGGGCCGCAGCTCGGCCAGCGTTTCGCCCAGCTCGGCGCGGAGCGCGGCGCGGTAGCGCTCGAGCAGGGCCAGGGATTCGGCCGACGGGATGCGCCGGCGCTTATGCGAGCGTCCGACATCCTGCGGGCGGGCGTTTTCCTCGTCAGCCATCGAGCGCCGCCAGGAGCTGCGCGCCGATCCACTCGGTATACGCCGGCGGGATCGCTTCGGCCAGCTCGGCGCCGATCATCCACGGCGCCCCGATCCCGGCGCGCCATTCGTCCACGCCGCCGAAATGCGCCCGCGGATCGCGGCGTGAGCTCCCGCCGGGGTGTCCGTTCACCTGTAACGCGGCGCCGACATGCTGGCACGGCGGCACCAGGAGCGGCGGCGCGCTCAGCTCGAAGAGCCGGTGACGGCGGATCGGGAGCCCGAACGACGAGCCGCACAACCGGATCGGATCGAGCAGTGGGGCGCCGGCGACATTCTCGATCACGTACGGGACGCCGGCGCCGGCCAGGCGATCGCGAACGGCGGCGATCAGGTCCGGATGATCATCCGAGCGCCCCCATCGGCGCGTCATTGTCGAGAAGCGCTGGCATGGCGGGCTCGCGTGTATGGCGTCGAATCCGGCCAGGGGATAGGTGAGCGCGTCGGCCCGCACGAACGCGAACGGGTAGCGCGGCTGCGGCGCGAGGTCCACGCCCACGACATCGAACCCGGCGCGGTGATAGCCCATGGCCGCGCCGCCGGCGCCGCAAAAGAGGTCGAGCAGTCGCGGCCGCATATAAGCGATTCCTTATCGATCGGGCGGGATCAGGCCGATTCGGACGGTACTCCGGCCAGGGCCGCCGTTTCGGGCACCATTCGGTGCGGCGGAGGTCTGCCGCGGTACTTCGAGCTCCGAGAAAAAGGCCGGGGCGCTCGAACCTCCGGCGTTATTGCACCGGAAATGTTCTAGCCCGAGATTGCTGGCGTGATCGCTCCCGCCGTTCGCAACCGCGAGCCGATGGCCGATGCTCGGAACCTCACCGACGATCAGCTCCCCGCATCGCGCGCACGCGAGCCCGTCGCGAGCGATGAGGTAGCGCCGTGTCCGCCGCCGCGCCGCATCGCTACGGCGCAGCGTGCTGCCCTCTCGGACACGGCGCGCGGCCATGCTAGCGGCCGGCCCAGGCTCACGACGTTTCACGCGTCGAGCTCAGTGGCGCCGAGCATGGCGCGCACGGCGGCCACGGTCGCCGGCCCATGGCGCACGCATAGCGGTGTGGTGCGGTCATCGCCGGGCTCGTAGCGCGTGAGCACGCGGAGCACGGCCGGCCGGCCACATCGCGGCGTGGCGCACACATCGCCGGGCTCGGCATCGGCGGTGCCGGTGTACGTCGGGAGGATCACGGATCGCCGGCTCGGAGGTTGTCGCCCAGGGCCACGACAAAGCCGTAGCCGTCGGCGGCGCATAGGTGCGTGATCAGTGATTCGGGACCGGCGCCGTGCCAGCGCGTCGCGGGCGGGACCTTGACGCCGGGCGCCACGTCCCAGCGCATGACGACGCGCCAGCGCGCCGGCTGATCGCACATATCGCATACCAGCTCCGCGCGATCGGTGGCGTCCATGCGCCGGATGATGAGCGATTCGAGCGATTCGGGGATCAGGTGACGCGGGCTCATCGGCCGGCCATGATGGCGAGCAGTCCGGACAGGTCGTCGGCGGGCCGGATCACATACGCCGCCGCACCAGGCACGCCGGCGAACGCGACGAGCCATGCGCGCTGATCGGAGCTCACGACGCCGCTCGAGCTCTTCGTCTCGATCGCCAGCAACCGCCCGTCACGTATGGCGATGATGTCCGGGAATCCGGCCGCCGAATGGCGCGAATCGTGAGTGTGGTAGGCGAGCCATCCGAACCGCCCCAGGAGCTCGACAAGCTCGCCCATGAGCGCGCGTTCGGTGAGCTCGACATCGCGTAGCCGGGCGGGTGAGCGGCTCATCGGGACGCACACACAATGCACGCGGCGCCGTGTCGGCCGTCGTGGACCGGGACCGGCTCGGCGATCGGTTCGGGCTCGGCGATGTCGGCGAACGCCCCGGCGTCCCAGCATGGCCGACAATCGATCTGCGGCCGGATGTGGCGGCCGGCGTCGTGAGCGGTTACGCGCCGATCGTGCCAGTACGGGGAGCGCCACGCCGGCGCGGGATCGTTCGCCGTCATCGCCCCACCGTGAGCGCCGCGTATACGCGCGCGGTGTAGCGCTCCAGGCACGCCGAGCAGACGAGCCACGAACGGCCGCGGACGCCGATCGAGCCGGCCGCCGGTGCGCCACACGACACGCACGGCGGGCGGGGCGCACGGGGCTCGCTCATGCCGGAGGTCAAAGCGCACCGGCGGGCCGATGGTACGGCGCCGGCCCTAGGCGCCGGCCGCGGCGGGATCATCGCCCCACCGTCGGCGCCACAAGGGCCCGGCCGTGTCGGGCCCCCAGGAGAGCTCCGCCCCGCCCCAACCGGGCTAGTTTTCGATCGGCCCTGCGATCTTGCGCGCCGCTTACTTTCACCCGCCGGCGCCACGTCTGCGGCGCATCGCCGCATAGGGCCTCGCGCAATTTCACTCCGCATATCGTCACGTCCCTACCTCGCGCGGTACTCGTACAATGCGGCTCGATCCTTTCGCTTTGTGTGCAATGGGGTGACGGATCAATCGGGCGGCTCGGCCTCACGGCCGGGCCGTTTCGATCAGTGGGCGGTTTTCCCTTCGGGGCTCGGTCCCGGCGGCTCAGCCGAGCGCCGGCGCGGGCCGGGATTGAGGATGTCGGCCACGACGAGCCGCACCGGGCGCAAGTGTCGCTCGCACAGGTAGCGCCGAAATTCGGTGACGTACGCGAGCCCGACGAATCCTTCGGCCGGCTCGACACAACCGGGCGCCGCGCATAGCGGCGTGAGCTCGCTCATCGGAGGTCCCGGATCGGGCCGGCGTCGTGGCGCTGGCGCGCTTCGAGTAGCCCGTCCATGGCGGCGCCCAGGAGCTCGAGCGCGTCGGCGCGATCGGGGCGGCCGGAGCTGGTCAGGTAGTAGGCCCACGCGCTGATCACGACATCCACGGCGAACGCGAACGCTTCGGCCGGCGTGGCGGGCGGGAGCTGCGCGCCCTCTTGCACCAGTACCGGCGGGCGGGGCTGATAGTCTGTCGCCGTCATTCGGTTACCTCCTAAGCTGGCCGGATGGCCGCCCACGGCGCCGAGTAGGTCCGGCGCCGTCGGCATGTCTGGCGATCATAGGCTCGCGGTCTAGCGGTTTGTCCACATTCGGGCGGCGGCGCCGGCGCCGAATGTGGAGAAGGTGTGGACAGCCGTCACCGCGGGCCGATCAGGAGCCATAGCCCGAGCCCGAGGAGGAAGGCGATCGCGATCAGGCGCGCGGCGTCGGCGAGGTCGTCATCCCGCCGGCTCACGCTAGGTGAGCTCCTTTTCGTGAATGTATCCCAGGCAGTACCCGCGGCCGGTGACGTACAGGATGGCGACGTACCATTCGGCGCCCTCATTGCTCACGACGAGAATCCCAGGGATGCCGGTCCCTTTCGGGTATTCCTGCAATGTCGGCGAGCTGGCGCGCGGCTCGGTGTGCAGGGCCGCCGGCGCCGATTCGTCAATCACGAACCGCTCGCCGTACGTGGCGCGAACGTAGGTTCCGAGTATTTCCACGTCGGTTTCCTCCGGCGGCTGATTCTGCGCCAGGAGCGGCCACGGGTCGCGGCGCTGATTGTTGAGCGACGTATCAAAGTGAAGGTGAGCGCCGGTCGCGTAGCCGGTGGTATCGAGCTTGCCGAGCTCGGTTCCGGGGCTCACGGCCTGTCCGACGCGAACCGCGAGCCGGTCCATGTGCGCGTATCCGGTCGTCCATCCATTGCCGTGATCTACGCGCACGATCCCCGCGCCGCCCGACGCGGAATCGTAGAAAGCCTGATACACGGTCCCGGCGGCCATCGCCACGATCGGATCACCGCTCTTCCCGTTTCCGATGTCGCATCCGTCGTGCGGCCCGTACTGCGGCATCGATTCGTCCGCGAATGGCCGGGTGAGCCGGAATCCCGACGCCGGATCAGCGTCCGGATGGCCGATCCGCCCGCGCACCGGATTGCCGAAGATCATCGATAGTCTCCGATGTCGATCTGCTCGCGGGTGAGCGGCGGATCGTCGTCGCCGTAGCGCTCGGCGAGCTCCGGAAGGTAGTACCACCAGGCCGGCCACCAGGCCGGGCGCACGCGTGGCGCGCCGCGAGCTCCGGGGGATATGTCCGGCATTGTCGGCGGCTCGCCGTAGATCGTCACGCGCCCTTCGGCGAGCGGGTGTGCGGGCGTGCTCATGGCCGCCGCAGCTCGTCGCGGAGCAGATAGCCGACGGCGAGCCCCACGAGCCCCGCGCCGGTGAGCATGCCGAGCACGAAAAGCGGCCAGTCCGTCACGCCGCGGCCGTGTCGGTGATCGGCTCGCCGCATACGCCGCACACCGCGCGAACCTCCGGCCCGTCAATGTCGGCATCCCAGGCGACCGGCATCGGGACGCCGGCGTTTTCGCATCCTTCGGTATGACAGGTCACAACGTACGCGGCGGCGGCCATCGGCTCGATTGTGAGCCCGCCAGGGCCAGAGCCCGCGAGCGCTTGTATCGCGTGCCAGTCCACGGAGATAGTCCATCCCGAGCCCTGCGGGTTATAGCCGCGGATGGTAACGCCGGTCGTGGACGCGCCCGCATGGCCGCTCGCGCCGTAGCCGGCGCCCACGGCGGCGGTCGTCACAATCGGTGTCTGCGTGAATCGGCCGGCGGCGAACGTCACCGCCATGCTGGCGCCGGCGTTACCGGCCACCGATCCGACACTCACGCGCCCGGACTGTTGCCGATGCTGAAATTGATTCGCGATGAGGAGGTTTTCGATCGCGAGCGCGAGCGCGCCGATGGCATTGTCGCCGTCCATGACGCGATCAGTACCCGCCGGATAAGGAAACGCGTATGTCGGTGTGCTCAGTGGCATCGGGTGTCTCCTACGTGGCCCAGGTATCCCAGCTCTTCGCCGGCGGGACGGTATCCCAGCGCTCCGAGGATGGCACGTCCACCCATCGGCCGGGATAGTCGCTCACGAACGGCGGCAGACAGGTGATCGCATCCCAGGTGAGCGACGGCGCCAGCGCGTCCCACGCCCAACCGGGTGACACGTCATCCCATGTCGGCGCCGGCGCGGTGCGGCAATAGTCGCTCACCGCCAGCTCGAGCTCCCAGGAGCCCGGCCCGATCGTCTCGGTCCATCCTTCGACAAAGCAGTACGCGCCCGACATCGGGGCGCCGGCCGGCATGCCGGTGACATTGATCAGGTCGTGGACTTCGAGCCCGAGCAGGGCGGCGGTGAGCGCGGCGTCCACGCCGGGTGATTGCAAGGGGATGCGGAGCGATCCGAGAATCCACGCCGGCTCGATCTGGCGCGCGATGATCAGGTTCGCGCGCTCGGTGGCGGCGGCCACGTTGACCAGGCGCGTGGTGAGACTGGCGGCGTGCGTCCCGTAGGTCGCGATCGAGCCCGGATCGGTGGCGCGCACTTCGAGCTCCGGCGAGCCGTAGCGCACGCGTACGTCATTCGCGAGCCCTTCGAGCCCGGTTGACCAGCGCAGCTCGAGCGGCAGATCGCATGCGGTGAGCGTGAGCGCCAGCTCCGGCGCGCGGCGGTGCATGGCGTCGGCATAGAGCACGGCGCCGTCGGTCGCCTGCCACACAAAGCCGCCGCCATCGAATGCGGCATCGGTCGCCACCGTGAGCGCCGGTTGCGCGTCCACGTCGCGCGCCAGGATCGATAGATATCCGGGATCGGAGCGGATCGGATCGGTGGCGACGCCGGCGGCGGCGATGGCCCGATTCACGCGCGTCCCGTCGAGCTCGGCCGGATAGGGTGTGTCACCGATCACGCGGCGCCCCATGTCGGCCAGCTCGCCGACGGCGACGATCGTCGCGGTGCTCACGTCCGGCGTATCCCAGGTGATCGCAATATCGGTGATTCGGCCGGCGAACCGCGGCACCGGCCCGGCGAGCACGGCCACGTCCGCGCCGATCACCGCGCTCGCGGGGAGCACACCGACGAGCTCGAGCGTCGCGGCGTCGGCTTCGGGCTGCGAGCTCGGATCGTCGCGGCCATGGCGGATCACCGCGTGCAGCACATCGCATTCGATCGCCACGCCGGCCACCGTCACGATCGCGGCCGGGACCGTCATCGGCTCAGGCCGGCGCCGAGCCGCGGATCGCGGCCCATGCGGATTGAGTGTTGATTGAGCACGCGCGCCACCGTGCGCGCCACGCCCTCCGGATCGAGCGCGCCGGTGACGTTGATCACGACGGGCGCCGCGCCGCCGCTCTTCCCACTGCGCGCCGCGGTCGCGCCGGCCGCGTTTCCGCCGATGAATGGGAGCTCCGGAAGGTGAATGTTGGAAAACGGGTTGATCGCTTCGAGAAAATCGCCGATCGGTCCCATGGCGCGCCCGATCCACGTCACCAGCTTGACGAGCCATCCGACAACCGTCGTGAGGATGTCGGCCACGATGCCCAGGGCGCCGGCGAGCAGCCTGACCAGCGGGATGAGAAGCGGGAGCAGGGCGGTTATGAGCTGCCCGAGAACCTTGAGGATCGGGAGCAGGGCGGGGAGAACCTCCTTGAGCACTGGCAGGAAGGCGGCGCCGATCGTCTCGGTTATCTCGCCGAACGCGTCCGACGCTTTGGCGCCCATGCCGGCCGCACTGTCCGCGTAGATATCGGCTTGACCGGCGGCGAGCTTGCTCGCGGCGGCGATCGTGTCGGTGGCGGTGGCGCCCTTTTCGAGCCCAGGCACCAGCTTGCGGAGCGCGCCATCCTGTCCGGCGTGAGCTTTGGCGATCGCGTCGGATGCGGTCGCGAGGTCCACGCCGGCAAATCGCGCGATGTCTTGAGCTTGCGTGAGGAGCGCGGTGGCCTCTCCCACGTCGCCGGTCGCGGTGACCAGTGATTCGAGCCCGGCGCGCGTCTCCGAATCGG